GTCCTCTCGTCAGATCGACAGTCAATCCTGATAAACATCTGTATGGAGGTGAAGTTCACTTCCTACAAGAACCTGGTTTGAAGTTGCGAGCAATCGCTTCTCCCTATCGGATTCATCAGTTGGCACTCAAGCCTATCGGTGATGCGATTTATCGCATTGTTGAGAAGCTTGAGTGGGATTGTACTTTCGATCAATCGAAAGCGATACCTTGGATCCAGAGATCCTTGTCAGTAGGAAAGACAGTTCATTCAATAGATTTAACCGGTGCTACCGATTACTTCCCTCTTGGGTTGCAATTGGAAACACTTAGGTGTCTATTCGGTGATCTGCTCGATATCAAGCTCATTGAAGAAATCTCACGTCTTAGATGGAAATCTGAGATGGGTGATTTACAATGGAAACGTGGCCAACCTCTTGGATTATATCCAAGTTTTGGTATGTTTACATTGACTCATGGTCTCTTACTCTCATTCCTTTTAGGAAAAGAGTGGAACTATGAATTCTTCATTGTTGGTGATGATGTCGTGATACTTGATGATACCTTGTATAAAAAGTATATTGGATTTCTCCAATCTGCTAATTGTCCTTGGTCTCCGAGTAAGAGTCTATCTAGCCACCTCCTTGCGGAGTTTGCTGGAAAAGTAATCTTACCCAATCAAGTAATTCCTTCTTACAAATGGAGGAAGATGTCTAACGACAACTTTCTTGATATTTGTAAGAATCTGGGCCCACAGTCTAGCGTGCTGTTGACAAAACGGCAGAAAAAGGTGTTTGACTCTGTCAAACATCTATTGGAACCTGTTGGTCTCAATATGTCTCGGCCAGGATCAAACCTGACTAAGGCTGTTATTGAAACTGACAAGTTTCTGCAGAAGTGTGAAAAGCACGCAATGAGGTCACTTGTTGATCTCACTCGTGTGATACATAGGAATTCCTATGGATCTCACACACCTTACGCTCTCAACCCTGATAAGGTTGGACAGCTTAAGGCAACCTTCGACGAGAAGGTTATATCTGTATTCAAGCAGACAGTGTTTGCGCGTTGTGAAACGCTTTGGCACTGTGTCGCAGAAATACCCCAGGCCCTTGGTTTATCACCAAGGTTACCTGCAGAGCAGTCAACCTCAAAAAGGTTGTCCACTCTGTTACGATATGAGAAACTTGTTGGCATGCAAAAGCA